CCCCGTCGCCACCCTTCGTAGCGCCGTAGGTGCCACCGACGCCACCGTTCGACCCACCGCCCGTGCTGTTCAATGTGTTGCCGCCAGACGCGGTGCCGTTGGCAGCCTTCCCTGGCTTGTTGTAGTAGGCCCCGGCACCACCAGCACCTCCGCGCCCGGTCAGGCCTGTGCCCGACACCGTGGCATTGCCTCCAGCGGCCCCAGCCGCACCAGAAGCGCCAGCATCGTAGGTCGACCCACCGCCACCACCACCAGCCCCGCGGACATCGACGCGGATGGTGCTGTGCACCGGAACCGTGAAGGAGTACGTGCCCGGCGAAGTCCAGCTTCTCGACCCAGCTACAGACTTCTCTGTTCCATGGAACTGGCTGAAGTAGATCGCTCCACTCGTCGGAACCCCGGTGTTGTTCGCTGTGACGTACCCAGCACCTCGAAAATAGGTGCTCATATTGTAGTTTGGCCCGCCGAACTCGGCCTGAATCTGCGACATGTAGAGCAAGCCGGAAGCTGGCAGGGCCATTTATTTGCCCTCCAGCTTGCGAACTTTAGCCGACAACTCCTTGACGGCTTCGATCAGCGGCCCGGCGATGTTGCCATAGTCCACGTACAGGCCGTCGGGGGATTCGCCGACGACTTCGGGCAACACGTCGCGAACCTCTTGCGCGATCACGCCAACTCGAGCCTCGCCAGTACGCTTGTCGGTGTAGCGCACACCGCGCATGCTTTCGACCAGACTCAGGCCGCCCTTTATGGTGCTGATCTTCTTCTTGTGCTTTCGGTCGGAGTACGCGCCGATGTTGCCGCTGGCGATGAACGTACCGGCATTGTCGGAATAGCAGCCCCAGCCGCCGCCGCTGGTCAGGAAGCCAATCAGGCCGCCATTGCAATGGATCTGCCTTGGCCCCCAGTCGGTGTCGTAGAGCATGATCGTAGGCGATGTGTTGTAGATGCCGAGCTGCCCGGTCATGTTGCCACCGCCCAACGGAAGATAGCTTGCCGGGTTGAAGTTGCCAGCCGTCCATACTGTCTGGCCGTTCACCGACAGACCGCCGCCAGCAAGGGCGTAGTTCGCCCCATCGTAATACAGGTAACTGGCGCCGCCGTTGCCGAAGAAGATGGCGCCACTTGCAGGAAGCGCCGGGCGATAGGTCGTCAGGTCGGCGGTCAGCGTGAGCGGCCCAGTCATTGTGCCGCCTTCCTTGTCCAGCTTTCCGTTCATCAAGTCGGCAGTGACGCGCATCTCAACCCGGTCGCCAGCCGTGAAGGCGAGCGGCGCCGTGGCTTCCTGGCCGCGGGCAATGGTCATCAGGTCGCCGTTGCGGGCGGTCACCCTGGCGATCTCAAGGCTTCCATCGGAGCGCATAAGAGTAAGCGGGAACCACTGGCCAGCGGAAAGGGCGGGGAATTTGGAACCATCGCCAGCACTCACAGAGAGTTGCAGGTCGTCGATGGTGATCGAGGCAGCCAGTCGGCTGACAGCGTTGTTCTTCAGGATTGCGGGCATGGCGCCGATCTCTCTGCAAGTTGTCGAAGCGCGTGAGCGCGTGCTTAACCGTCTGGTTAGCGTGACAACTCGTGCAGAAAGATCGCGGGCATGCCTGTTACTCGATGGCGGGAATATGCCGGGTAGTTTCCGCGCCAATGACATGCTGCGTCAAGCCTGAACCCAAAGCTCTGTCTGGCGCAGACCGGCCAGGGTAAGCGCCTCTTGCAGCTCGGCGATGCCAACGTCGACAACGGTGTTGTCGTGCAGCACCCATTGCACCGTCGAGCCTTCCGGCTGGCTTTGCATGCCGAGGATCGCACGAGCCATGCGCCCCTGGCTGTTCTCGTCGCCATCGAAGGTACGGCCGCTGGTCGTGGTGACGGTGATGCGTGCTACCGCCTCGGCTCGGCCTGCCTTGAAAGCACTGCGGTCGATCGATGCTTTCCTATTTTCGTCAACGATAACCATCATTTCTGCTCCCGTGGCGCTTGGGCGCCACCTACCCCGGCCGGATCGCCTAGAGATTGCGCATCAAAATCCCATGCATCACGGTAAGTCCTGTCCGATGGGATATTCACCGAATCGATAATCCAGAACGGCAAACCACATGGAACATCCTTTACACCGATCTCTATGGTAGATAGGCCGCAGTCGCACGGGTACATCACGGAAACACGGTTTTCAGGGGTCTTGTAGATGATAAGCTTTTCCATCATTGCCCTCCAAAGAACTGCGCATTTAGATAAAGTGGGTCGGTTTTATTTCCCGCAAGGTCCGTGGCTGTGACCTGGATTCCGCTCAGCGAAGGTAGAACACCAACACCGTAGGAAAAGCTAACCACGCATACCGCTTGTGGTGTGAACTTCCCGGCGCCAGCCCACGTATAGTTGGCGTTTAGCATCGGTTTTGTGAAGTTTATAGTGTAGTCCCCCTGACCATTGTCCGTGATACTGCTGACATTGAAGCTGTCACGGATAGATACAGTGCCAGTCCCGTTGAAGTTTACCCAAGCGGTACATTGGCTTTTGTCCGTATAACGAGAATACCGCAAGCATCGCCAGTTACCACCACCGAGAGATACGAACACAGCGTTATCACCGGCAGCCGTAGTGATGCTGGCGCCGCCAGGAAGAATTAACGATGTAGGGTTGTGCGTGAGCAACAGAGCACCGGAAAACAAAACTCGCCGCACGGCTCCGGCCGCAATAGTTCCAAGCGCGAGAATCGTAACAGTCCCACTAATGGTCAGCGTGTTTGCAGCCGCAGCCCCAATATCAACGGTAGATGCCGACGCGATAGTAACCGGTGGCGCCTCGTTCAGTGCCTTGTCCAAGATGTTGAGCGGGAGCCACTTGCCATCCTGGTAGCGCTCGGTTTCCTTTGTCTCGGTGTTTTGACGGAGCATACCCTCTGTCGGGGATACTGGGCGCTGCGCAGTGGTCCCGCCAGGGATAAGCGCAGCGCCAGTTGCGGTGCTTGCGTCCTTCTTCACCGCCAGTCCCTCGAGCGCGTCAACTTCTGTTTGCGCCTGGTCAGCGTCAGACTGCGCCGCATCCGCTGCGTCCTGCGCCGCCTTCGTATTGGCTGTTTGCTCGGTGAATACTGCTGCCGTAGCTCGGAGCTCGACGCGATCGCCAGCAGTGAACGATTGCGCGGATGTCGACTCCTGGGCTCGAACAACAGTGAAAACATCGCCTGACCGAGCGGTGCAACGAGCGACTTCCAGCACGCCACTACTCTTAACGATGGTCAGCGGGAACCACTGGCCAGCCGAGGGTGACGGGAACTTTCCACCTTCGCCGGTCGTGACAGATAGCGTGGTCGCTCCAGCGGTCAGCGACGATGCCAAGCGGCTTACCGCGTTATTAGTGAGAACGGCTGCCATATCAGCACTCCACGATGCGTAGGTTAAATGTTACTTCCTTCACGCGCCCTTGGGCGGTGGTGGCAGTCACGTTGATTTTGTGGGATGCCCCGGCTTCCCCGCCAGATACCCAGGTCTTCACGACGTCGCCGAACACCTCGACGCGATCGATTGTCACGCCGACAGGATCGGCAATGGCTGTCGCATCGGTGATAGTGTCGCCGTCTGACAGCCAGCGCTCGAACGCGACGTCGTAGTCGAGCTGGTCATCTGGACGCTTGCGGACTGTGCCCAGCATCAAACTCTCCTTTCGGCCGGTACAGTGAACCGGCGCGCTTCTTCAGCCACTCGAAGGGCTCGCATTGCTGGGGCCTCGATGTAGTAGCCGGGTATGTTGGGGGTTCCGTGCTTCTCGGCTCGAGCCTGGATGTCGATCGAGGCAGATCCTTCGGCGTACACATAATGCCAGCTTTCAAGGTAGCCGCGGGCGTATGTCTCGATAATCGCGGCGCCCTCGAGCGACAGCTTCGCACCAAGCCGTGCAGCACCATCAGCGCCAAGGCGAATGGCTGCCGATCCTGGGGGCGAAGCCATTACCAGGTTGCCCTTGCCGATTCCCGCCAGCTGCACAGCGGCCTGGCCGGCCAGTAACGTGGCCGGGACACTGTAGGCCTGGAAGCTGGAAGACAGGACGACGGGCATGTAGCCCTCGATCTTGTGGCTGGTTGCGACGTGAAGATCCAGGCCCGCACTCAGCACCAGGGAGAAGGTTGCGCTTATACCAGGCACCACCGCTATGTCGCCACTCAGGTCGACGACTGTCGGCGTCGTGCCCTCGATCATCACCCAGCGAAGGCCAAAGCCGGAAAACCCGACGCGTACCGGTGCGGCCCCTACTAAGGACACGCCATAGGTCAGCACTCCGTTGGTGGCGATGGAGATGCCAGCGGCTCCAGACAGTTTTGCCAGCAGTGCAAGCGATAGGCTCGCCCCAACGTTGGTCTGTGCCGCACCAGACAGCACGATGCCACGCATGCCTTCACCGGCAGCCTGGATCACGACGTTAGCCGCCGAGTCTTCGATCCAGACCTGTGGGTCGCCGTTCAGCGCCCCGCCGTTGATGGCAAAGTTTTGCATTTAGAGAACCTGGCCGGTCAGCTTCTGCGTGTCGATCACGAACACGTCGCCGGGGTTGATGGTGCGCGAACTGGCGAGCGGTGCGTAAACCAGCATGTTGCCACCGGTCTGCGCATCCCACACGCTGAAGTGCGTCACGGTCAGCGGAGCGGCGCCGTCGTACATGGCGTACAGCAGCTGCAAGGCGTTCTTGCCAGTACCATCGCTAGGCACGGTCCACGCATCGGCCTGGGCACCGCCCTTGGCTGCATCCTGACGCAAGTAGCTGGGCCAGGTGGCGGTCGGCACCTCGCCAGCCGAACCGGTTTCGGTCGGGTCAGCAGTGTGCAGGGCGATCCAGGTCTTGGCCGGTGGCGTGAATGCGGTCCCGCGGAAGATCAGGTTGAAGAGCTGGGTTTCAAGGTAGTTCGAGGCTGCGGACATTTGCCCTTCTCCTTACATGAATTGAGCCCGCACACGGGTCGGAGCCCGCTGCTGGCCTTTGATGGTGCGACTGGTGAGCTCGGAAAGCTTTGCCTCGAAGCGCATCGAGTAGAACTGCGCCCGGTTCGGGTCGGTGAAGGACTGGCCGGGCAGCATCAGGATCTCGGCCAGCGCGCCGTCGGCAATGCACTGGCGGTAGAGCTTCGACAGGAAATCGGGCAGCTGGTCGGCTTCCTCGGACGGGCGCAGGAACGTGGAGAGGCGCAGCGTGCCACGGCATTTCGGCACGACAACCACGCTGCCATGCTCGATCTGAGTGATCCACTGGCCTTGGCCTGTGTCCATTTCACGCCAGCGCGGGTATTTCTTGTCGAGATCGTTAAGCGAGATGGGCTCAAGAGAGTTTCCATCGATCGCGGCGTGCTCGATCTCGAACAGATCGGCGCCTTCCGGCGCACACACGACGTTGCAGCTGGTCGGAGTGAGCGTGAAAGTGTCCTCGTCGCGCCACAGCCTGGTGCGCTCGCAAAACTCCTGGGCGGCCTTGATGATGCCAGCGAAGGCGGTCGGCTCAGGGCAGCCAGGAACGTAGGGCATGATCTTGGGTAGGAATACGTCGAGCTCGATCATACGCTTCTCACGTTCGGCGATGCAGCGTTGGTGACTTCGTTCTGGACGCCCAGCGCCTCGGTGAACGCTTGGAAGTGGCCGGTGGCCATGGCCGCGTTGGCGTACTCGCTGTCCTTGGCCAGGCAACGATACATGACGTAGCTCACGACCGGGCCAAGGTAGGCGCGATCCAGCTGAAGCATGTCTTCGTCGTCGGTAATGAGTGGGGGCGCCTCGGAATGCAAGACGTCCACCTTGATGCCATCCTTGGCGGGGGGGTAGACGTAGAAGGTGGTAGGCGTTGCCTCTTCAAACATGAAGTGCTTTACGACATCCGCCTGCTTCATCTCCTGCCAGGTTGGAAGTTGGTCATCCAGCAACTGGCGATCGATCCTTCGCACTGGACGACCGGCCGATCCGTCGGCCTTGATGTTGCGTACAACGTCCATCAGGTTAAGCGTGCCCTCGGGCATCGCCTGGAATGTACCGGCAACCAGGGTGATGGCGGACGTCACGGCGCGAGCGGCCGGGCGCCGAAGCACCACTTCGCACGCGCCATCATTGACCCATCCGTAAAGCTCTTCCTTGGTCCAACGCACGAATTCCTCATCGTTGAGGGTGATCGATGCGCGCTTAAGGATGTCGCCAACCCTGATCGGCATTTACTTGGCCTCGTCCACGGGCTTGGCCAGCTCTTCGCGGATCTTCTCGATCGACCACTTGTAGTGCGGTAGCTTGCCGGTCTTGGCCTTGTACTCGAGTGCCACGGCGTCACGCTCGGCGTCATGCTGCGCCTTGTCGTCTACCTTGTCGGCAGGCGCAGGGGTTTCGGTGGCTGGCTTGTCACTGGTCGGAGGCGTAGCGACAGGCGGGGTTTCAGGGTTGGCCGGGTCTTCAGCCTGGTCATCAGCCATGCCATCGAGGATGGCGTCGATCAGGCCTGCACGCGCTTCGTCAGGCATCGCGTTCCATTCAGCAGTGGTCATGCCCGACTCTTCGTGAGCCACGGCAATGACGTCCTCGATGCTGATCTGCTCGCCCTTGATGTCGAAGGTGGCCGGGTGTACGGCGCTGCCCTTCAGGACGTTCTCGTCCACAGGCTGAAGGGTCTGCTGGCCCTGGCTGCGCTCTTCGACTTCCTTGGCGATCTCAGTCTTGACGCCCTTCGGCAGCTTCTCGTCGCCGTCAGCGAGCTGGAAGCCTTCAACAATGCTCAGCAGCCGGGCGATGTGGTGCTTGTCCGTCACTTCCGCGACGTGTCGGCCCTCATCATCCGGCTTGAATTTGTAGGTGGTATCGCCCAGCACAACCTCGGTTGGCGGGTCGCGCTTGATGATGCTCTCGATTTTCATGGTGACTCTCCAGAAGGTACAAAAAAAGGGCCAGCCTTAGACCGGCCCTTCTCGGGTTACGTCACCACTTACTGCTTGGTGAACAGAACCAGCTCGATCACTTGACCGGCCTGGGTGATGCCAGCGCCCAGCACCTTCAGACCGATGGCGCGATCACCCTCGATCGGAGCGATGCGGAAGCCAGCGGCTTTGGTCATGCGAACAACGCTCGCATCAGCGGCACCGGCAAACAGCTCATTGCCACAGGTGCGCGCCTGGTCGGGACTGCCCAGGATGCCGGACATGATGCCGACGTCGAAGGTTGCCGTGCCGGTCTCGTCGGTCACCAGAATGGCGTCGACGATGGTGTGGTAAGCAGGCAGCACAGCCAGCTCGATGATGTCGTTGGCTGCCAGGTCCGCGGTAACCACGAACTTGTACTTCTCGACAACGACGCCGCCCGCTTCACGGGAAACAGGGGCCTGCTTACGCAGGGCACCCCATGGGGATTGAACGATAGGCATGTCTCTCTCCTTACGCGTTCGGGTCAGTGGCTGCGGTGTCGATGCTCAGCACACCGAAGTCGCGACCGTTGAACCGGGATTTTTTGAAGCCGAAGATGGCGCCGGAAGCGACTGTCGGCTCGTTGCCGTAGTCCTTGGTCTCTTCCTTCCAGTCCCAGCGCATGCCGCCACTGGTGCCGTAGGCAACCACGCCAGCCTGACGGCCGAGGAACAACGCACGACCGGCGTTCACGTTGGAGCCAGCGCCGTAGTCGCTGAAGCGGATCGAGTTGCGGTGCTCGTGCAGCACCACGTTCTTGATCATGCCCAGGCCACCCTTGAAGATCGGGTTGTTCTTGCCTTCAGCAGCAGCGGCGGCCTTCTGGATGTCCAGCCACTCGGAACCAGACGCGGTGCGCAGGTCATGAGCCTGGAACGGGTTCATCACGATGCAGTAATGCTCTTCACCGTCGATGCTGACCGGCACCATGTTGGCGTTTTCCGGGTCTTGCGCTTGCAGCATGGTGGCCTTGACCTGGGCCTTCTCGATGACACCGCGGGTCATCTTGTCGTTGGCAGTCAGGGTTGCCTTGCTGGTTGCAGCGCCGCCGTACAGCAGGTGACCGGCGTCAGGGGCTTGCAGTGGGTTGCCAGCACGGCCAGCCCAGTCGAGCGAGAACAGGAAGTCCTTGTTGATACCGCGAGCGCCCGACAGGTAGATGAACATCATCTCGTCGTTGAAGCGTGCCCAGTAATCGGACAGCAGGCGACGGGCGTTACCACGCAGGTTCAGGTTGGTACGCTTGCGCGTCATGGCGCCACCAGCAGACACCGCATGACGAACCTGATCGATGATCACTTCGTCGGTGTAGTACTTCTGGTTTTCTTCCTTGCCTTCGAGACGGGCATCGCCTTCAGTGGCTTCGCCGCGCAGCTGCACAGACAGGTCGAAGCTTACGCGGTCGCCCGAGTCGCTTTCGAGTTCAGTCTTGCGCTGGATGATGGAGTTTTCGTCAGTGCCGACGAACTTCTTCTCGAAGTAAGCCTTCTTGACCTGATCGACTGCGAGGCCGGTAGACCACGCTTTTTTGGCCTTGGGATCACCCCAGGCGATGACAGTTTGAGCCATTTGGCTACCCTCGTGTGTGAGTTATTCAGACACATAGGCAGCTCCTGCGCTCTACGTTGGTTTGATTATCGAACGGACGGTGCTGATTTGCAACCGCCCGCTTGAATTATGCTGCGGGTTGTGCCGTCAGCCCGCCGCGTAGGAACTGGGCGGCGGTCTGCTCATCCTTGACGCGGGCGATCTTGACGCTGCGATCGGCATCGAAGGCAATTCGTGCATTCCTGCCTGATTTTTCCTCGAGCGTGATGGTGATGGCGTTGGCGCCTTCACCTATCCGCACGCTTTCCCCTGGCTTGATGTCGAGTCGCAGCATGTTGGTCCTTAGCCCCCTGTCGCCAGGTAAGCCTCTTGGTCGGCCGTGGACAGCTTGTTGAACGCTGCCTCACGCTTGTCCGGGTCGGAGATGCGATTCAGGAACGCAAAGCGGTTGTCTTCCGTGTTGTTGATCTCGGAAGCCGGGAGGTTGGCCAGGGTTGGCGGGGCGTTGATTGGGGTCTTCTGTTTGGCCGCGGGCTTGGCGTCCGCTGGCTTTGCTGCCGGGTCGGCCGCCTTTTTCGGCTGCAATGCGCCTTCCTCGACACAAAGGTCGTAGGCCTTCTGCATCACTTCGCGGGCCGACAGATTGACGTTCGCGTCGTCGCTGGCAACCGCGATGACGGCGGTGTTCAGCACGTTGAAGCGAAGGTTCTTCGGATCGTGCGGGATGCCCACCTCTTTGAGGAAGGTGTTGATCTCGTTCATGCGCTCGTTGGTGATGCGCTGGTTCTCGAGATCCTGGGCCATCTGAGCCTTGTCGATCTGGCGTTCCAGGCCACGCTCTTCCTTGTTCAACTTCTCGAGCTCGGCCTGGTATTCCTTCGACGTCATGTCGCCGTCGTCGAACTTGTCGGCGAGCG